TTAAAAAATAATCATGCAAAATCTACTCAATTATTTAGCTGATAACAAAATCGGCTTCAAATCAATCGATGATGATTTCATCGAAATCAATGAGGAGCGATATTTTCTTGTGCGACCTGATGAAGATGGTTTATTGTTTTCAGAGGACCTCATTCTGATTGCTGACGAACCAACTTGCGTAAAATACGTGTACAATTTCGGTGGAAATTGGTATTGGGAAAATAAAGAAGACTACGATAAACCAAAGCTCAATGAGCTGAAGTATATTGGAAAAGCTGTAGACTCAATCTCAACCGACCACTTCCTTGGAGTCAGAGGCACCTATGAAATCCTGAACGGATCAAGACTGTATGAGGATTGGTGCAAGAAAGCCAAATTTCTTGGCTGTACGGCGTTAGGAATCTGTGAAAAGAATACTCTGGCAGGATTACTCAAGTTTCAGCTCGAATGCCAAAAAAACAAGATTAAACCTATTCTCGGAGCGACATATACGATTTTCAGAGAAGAAGCTGATTTCAAATACGACATCAAAGTCTATGTTCAGGATGAAATTGGCTGGAAGAATCTACTAGCGATCAATAAAGAAGTGAATGTAGTCAATCACAAATTCATTAAAGAAGATCGATTTGTGCAGTTATTGGATGGACTCGTTATCGTTTTAGATCCTAAATCTCTGCCCTTTGATCGAGTTGGTAAATTAGCGAGAAAATCGATCATCGATTATTATCAGCTTGATTCTGTTGAGTTCGAAAATAATGATCGCGATAAGGAATATCTGGAGAACCTGAAGAAATACGTGCGAAGCGGTTTTCGTCCAATTGCAATCACTGATGCATTTTATCTCGATAAAGAGCATAGTCACATCAAACGAACTCTCAATGCAATTTCAGGAGTAAGAGAGTCTGAATCAAATAATCAGTACTTCAAAAGCAAGGATGAGTACTGTAACGAAATCGAATCGCTATTCTCTAAAGAGGATGAATCATTTTACAATATTTTCGGAGAGGCTCTCAACGCTGAATATAATGTAGCACAGAAATGTAATTTCCTGATTGAAACTTCAAATAAGTATCTTCCGAAGTACATAATGACCGAAGAAGAGAAAGAGAAGTATGGTGACAGCCTGAGTATGTTCTGGTCACTAATTGGCGAAGGATTAGATAAGAAAGTTGATCCTAAGCAGATCGACAGATACATCGACCAGATCCAGAAAGAGTACGAGATCATTGAGTATGGCAACTTGCAAGATTATTTCTTGATCAATTGGGAGCAGACTCAGTGGTGCAAAGAGAGCAATATCATGACCGGTTTGTCGAGAGGAAGTGTGGCAGGATTTCAAACTGCTAATATTCTAGATATTACGAAAATTGATCCCTTTGATTATGATCTGGTTGCTGAACGTTTTTTAACTAAAGGGCGTGTAGCAAAGAAGGTAATAGATTGTATAAAAGTAACTGTAACAACAGAAGAAGGGTGCGTAGAGTATTGGGAAGATGCTACAATTAAAGTTAGACGCAACGATATACTGCAATCGATTTCTGTATTAGATATACAAGCGGGAGATGAAATAGCATGAAGAATGAAGAGATATTGAAGAATATTGATTTTGGATCAAAAGATCCAATACAAACAATAGAAAGAAGAATCTATTATTTATATAAAATAACTAACAAGCTCAACAATATGATTTATTTAGGGTCTAGAGTTTGTTATCGAGCTAATCCATATAAAGATCCTTATATGGGATGTGGTATTTGTATAAATAAAAAGGGAGAGACAGTATATAATTATAATAATCCAACTTCACCCTACTTTAATGCAGTGAAAGATACTGGTATTGATAATTTTCGAAAAGAAATTTTGATGTTTTTTGCCAGTAAAGAGGATTTGCATAAAGCAGAGAAGTTAGTGGTTAATGAAGAACTAATAAAAAGAAATGATACATATAACAAAACTATAGGAGGAGGAGCTCCGCCTCGTAATAGCGGAAAAGATAATGGAAACTTTGAAAATTATTGGAATGAAGAGCAAAAACATTCATTATCGGCACTTAAAAGAGAATTACAGCAATCTGTAGGTGCAGGTAATCCCCGAGCAACACCATGTTATTTGTATGATTTTTTGACCGACACAAAATATGCACTTTCCCATATCAGAGAAATTCCTTCTTTTATAGGTCGCTCCTTAGATTATAATTGGAATTCATTGATGTCTTTTAGATATTTGTTATTGAGAGACAGCGAAGAACCATATGAAAAAGCTGCCACATTAAAAAGAATTCAACTTACTATGAAAGTTATAATTGGATTTAAAGAAGGTAAAAGTATAGAAGAAATAATTGAAAACATAAATGCTTCTGGTCATCAGATTACTGTAATAAAGAAATTCTATAAAAATTTAATCAATGAAAGTATTAGAGGTTAAAAAGCAAATTGCAAAAAGATCCATTGGTGGATCTCTTCCTGACATTGATATCGACCACGAACAAGGACGAAAAGAAGAAGTTAAACAACATCTAATTGATAAATATGGTTTTGATCAGTGTTGCTCAGTAGGAACCTTCGGCACCTTTCAGATTAAAGGAGGATTAAAAGATATTGCTAAAATCAAAGGAGTTGCATTTGCTGAGGTGAATTATGTAAGTTCGATCTTAGATGTTGAGTGCAAAACGTGGGTAGATGTATTTAGAGTTGCAGCTAAGAACTCGAGACTAAAGGCTTTTATTCATCAGTATCCTGATGTGATTAGTGAACTGTTTTTGATTCTCAATGCAAAACGTAACTGCTCAACTCACGCTTCAGCCTTCATTATTACTCCATCTAACAAAACCATCTATGAGTGGATGCCAGTTAAATTGGATCCTAAAGCTGAAGTTCCTACTTTGATTAGTGAATGGGAAGGAGTTGAGCTTGAAGAGGCTGGTTTCTTGAAACAGGATATTCTTGGTTTGCTGCAGCTTGATAAGTTTCATAAAATCATTGATCTCATTAAAGAAAATCAGGGAATCGATGTTGATATTTATAATGTGCCCTTAGATTGTAGAAAAACTCTCTCTTATTTTAGTAAAGGTTGGAATAATGATGTATTTCAATTCGGTGCAAAGGGACTTTCGAGTTACTGTACCTCACTGAAGCCTCAAAGTATCGATGATTTGATTGCTACAATTGCACTCTATCGTCCAGGTCCAATGGAAAACAACTTTCATAACGAATATATTCTTCGGAAGAACGGAGATCGTACAGTCGAATATTATTCTGGTACCGAAGAAATAACTAGGCCCACGTACGGCTTAATGATTTTTCAAGAAAGTATAATGCAAATTTGCCAGAAGCTTGCAGGTTTTGATCTCACGGAAACCGACTCTATACGAAAGGCTATGGGAAAAAAATTAATAGATGTGTTGCTCAAATACAAAACCACATTTATTGATAATTCTGTTAAAAATGGATATGAGCGAGAGGAGATGAGTGAACTCTGGGATGTGATGGAAAAGTTCGCTGGATACGCATTCAACAGGGCCCACGCAGCAGCTTATGGTATTACAGGATACACTTCGCAATGGCTGAAGGCAAATTTTCCAACCGAATTCTGGACTACCGCATTTCAGTTTGCAAAAGAGACTCAGATAGCCAACTACATCTCTGAGATCAATCAGACGGGAGCAATTAAGATAATGCCTGCACACATAAATAAATCACGAGACAACGTCTATACTGATTTCAAAAACAAGATCATTTATTGGCCTCTAATCTCAATCAAACAGTGTGGAGAGAAAGCTGCCAGTCAGATTATTGAGTTAAGAGATCAAGATGGTGAGTATTTTACATTCGAAGAATTCATTCAGCGTAACAAATTCAAGGGATCGAAAGTTACTAAACAAGTGATTGAGAATCTCGTTTTATCTGGAGCCTTTGATGAGATCGAGCATCTTGGCACCTTTGAATCTCGCTACAAACTCATTCTGCAGTATCGGAAAATTAGTAAAACAAAAATCGACCTTGAGAAGGATCTCTTTGAGCTTGATAAAACTAAACTCAAAGAAGAGTGGTGGTGGATCTTGCAACAGAAACGTTTGTCAGGAATTGCTTTTTTCGATTATCGCGATCTAACTAGCCGTTATTTGGAGTCCGATCTACCTTATATGGAATCCTCCGACTTTCAAAATGAAAGCAATTCTGATACGAGAAAAAAGGTGAAAATAGGTGGATATATCACTGAAGTTGAAGAGCGCACAAGTAAGAAAGGAAAATGGGCTCGACTTAAGCTTGAAAACAACTACACCTTTATTAATGTAAATATTTGGGCTGAGCAATATGGTCAGATTGAGAATCTTAATTTAGCTGAGAAGGAGAAATCACTATTATTAATCACTGGACAGATTTCAAATTATCGTGGAGAGAATGTTTTGCAAGCAAGCGATGATACTGAGTTACTGATACTTATTTAAATTCAGTCAAAATAGCAGATATAAGTTTTATATTCGAAAAAGTTTATTTACATTTACAAAACCAAATTAAAGCATGAAGACATTAATTCATTTGGGCGATAAGCCTGTTACATTACTTTTGCGAGATTTTGATGACGAAGTTAACGTTGATGACCTTTTATCAATCGACTATTCTAATCTTTATGGTGAAGCTGTTACAATTCCAGCTTTGATGAATCAGATTGGGACATTGAAGGCACAGGCCGAAAAGATAGTCGCTGAGAAGAAATTGGAATTTGAGGTTTTTGAGGCTGAGCTTCGTCAACGTCTAAGAAAAGAATCTGCCGAAACAGCACAGAAGATCACTGAAGCAGGTTTGAATGAGATGGTCTCAATTGATGGAGGTTACAAAGTTCAGAAAAAGAATGTAGCGACTGCGCAATACAACCTTTCAATCGTAGAGAGCTTATGGTGGGCAGTAAAATCAAAAGACCAGAAACTCAATAATCTAGTAAAAGGAGTAACGCCGATTGAACTCTTTAAAGAGCTGATTGAAGGAACAGTAAATAATATAGTAATCAAGAAACATAAATCAATCACAGATCCGAAATGAGAATTACAAAACAAATTGCAGAAGACATCGTAGATAAATTACTTGCAAAATTAACTGATCATCAAAAGGAAATTGATAAGGAATTGGGTGATATTCTTCGCGAAGAGAGCATGAAACTTGTTCCGGAAGAAGTTATTGAATTGTTTTCTAAGTCGCCGAAGTATTTTAAAACTACCTCAAGCGGATATCTTACTTTCTTAGGTCGAACAATTTATGCTTACGGAAGCAAATCTTTTATTAGTGCAGGAGAAAGCAATTTATCTGTGGAAGATCCTAAAATTGCCTCTAAAATAGAAGCATTGGAAAACGAAAGAATAGACCTTGAAAAGAAAATCAAATCTCTTCGTCAGGAATTTACAGCCACAATTATTAAACTCGGAACTACCAACAAAATTATCGAACACTTCCCTGAAGCAGTTCCTTTCTTGCCGGAAGAGAGTTTGGTACCAGCGATTAATTTAACCGATACACGCAACAAATTGAAAGAAATTCTATGAAAATTCAATACAAAGGCTATTTTATTGAGCCGGCTGTAAACGCCACAGACCGTTTTGATTTAACTAAAACAATTCTGAGAACTAAAAAGCAAGAAAAAGGTAGCACTGAAGTGCCTGAAACTTACGAAGCTCAAGGTGAATTAGGATTTGCAATGACTCTCGAAAACTGCTTTCAGCAGATTGCAATGAGTGAAGCGACACTGCATTTTAAGGATTCTGTAGTTACAATTAGCGAATATCTCGCTCAGTATAAAAAAGAAAAGGAAGAGCTAAAAGCTCACATTGAAAATAAAACACAAATAAAAATTAAGTAAAAATGAAAAAGACGATCTTAGTTATCTACACAAACGAAAAAAGAAAAGAGTTAAAAACCGACAAAAGGTACTGTTTTTCAACTGAAAGTGAAGTGAAAAAAGAAGACTTGTTAAAGTCTCAGAGTTACACAACTAACATGCTGGTTGTAGAAGTTATTGAAAAAGACTTCAAATATTACAATGCTGCAACAGGCGAAATGTCTAACGAGCTGACTTCAACTAATCAGAGAGAAATCAAATCTTTGAAAATCGTTGAGAATACCGAAGAAGAGGTTTTAGCAATCAAAATCAATTAAGAAAAATGAGTACAGCATTCGACAGATCAAAATTCAAGGGAGCGAAACTAAGCGCTAACAAAGACTCCCAAAAAAGCGCACAAGAAAACAACAAAAGTTTCGGAAACGATGGAGGCCGCGTAGGATTTCTCACTATCGATGAAGGCAAAAACGTATTCCGTATTCTCCCACCTCACCCAGACGATACTATTGGAGCAGCTTATCTTCCGAAAAGAGTTTCTTCTCTACAGTGTGAAGTTCCGGTTTACAAAGATGGCGAAGATACTGGCAAAACCGAAGTGAAAGCTAAAAACATTTTCATTGCTACTCAGCACGGTGGATTGCCAAAAGATCCGATTGAGCTTTACATCGATTATGTACGTAAACGTGCGAACGATGAGTTCCAGGATAAAGATGATCGCGCCAAATTTCTCTATCCTATTACTGGCTGGAGAGGACCAAAAGGAGACTGGAATTGGGGTATCTCACCAAAAACATCTTTCGTAGCTTATGCTATTAAATAGAAAAAAATGGGCCGCTTGGAGCTTTACGAATCCATGATCAAAGACATGAATAAAGCTGCCGTTACTGAAGAAGCAGATGATGTGATGGAAATTGATCCATTCTCTGATCCAAACGAAGGATGTGAACTGATCATTACCAAGCAGAAACAGCACGACAAACAAGGAAAAGAAATCAACAAATGGGAATTCCCTATCACCAAAGGTGAACCTTCTCGCGTAAAACGTGAGAGCTGGGATGATTACTTCGAGCGCACTATGGTTACTGACGACCAATTGACTGAGCTTCTAAAACAAGAGCCGCTATCGAAGATCATGGGAAATAACGTTTACACTTCGCGTGATTTTGATTTTGCAATTGATGGCCTTCGTCGCCTGGATGATCTTTACAAATTCGATATTTTCGAGAACTCTGATTTCCTTGATGAATTGGAGCAGATCCAGGCTCTTGTTCCGGAATACAAAAAAGACGACAAAGATATCGATGCTGCGTTCGATGCAAAGAAAAAGAAAGATGCTGAGAAAGTGAAAGAGCAGTCTCAGGAAACTGATCAGTCTGAAGATGACGATAAAGTCTCGATCGAAGAAATGAAAACCGATCTTCGTAAAGTCATTAAAAAACAGTTCGGAGTCGAATACCTTGATCAACTTCCTAAAAAGGAAAGTGACATCGAAAAATGGTACTGCTTGATCATGGAAGGTTCGAAACTGCCAATTAAAATGGAAGAAGAGAAGCTTGAGCCTATCAAACCGAAAGAAGTAACTCACGTTGACGAGACCGGATCAGATACTGACGCTGCAGTGCAGAGCCAGATCGATAAGTTGAGAAATCGCGGAAGAAAACCACAATAGTATTCCTAGTAGAAAGGAGAGTGATCCACCAACGACCTCTCCTTTCATTTTCAACTTTAAATTGATTTAAATGAAGTCGCAAAAAAAAGCATTGATTGTTCAGTCAACTGATTGGCACCTCAAAAAAGAAAACATTGATCAAATTAAGGATCTCGTTCTTCAGCAATGTGAATTAGCTCTTGAATTAGAAGCGGAATATTTAGTGTGTCTTGGTGATATTTTTGATTCAAGAATTGCACAACGCGAAGATGTGCTTTCTGCATTCGGAGATATTCTTGATATGATTGATTCTTACGGACTTAAATTATGGGCAATTCCAGGGAACCATGACAAAACCGTATACAGTAGCATCAAGTCATTCTTAGATCCATTCAAAGGAAGAGATTACTTCAAGCTAGTCGATAAGATTGCTCGTTTACCATTTATTGAAGAGCAAATTCAGCTCAATTTTATTCCTTTCTTTTCGGATGAAGTTTGGTTAGGTCACTTTGATTTGCTGAAAACCACTCCTCAACTGCCAGTATTGAAAGGATGTAAAGAGATTCTTCTCACTCATATAGCAGTAACCGGATCCAGGAATAACGATGGAACAATGATCTCATCAAGTCTGAGTCCAGGAATTTTCAAAGACTTCTTTAAGGTATTCTCAGGTCACTATCATGATCAGCAGAAGATAGGATCGAATTTCTATCATATCCCTTCAATCCAGCAGAATAATTTTGGAGAGAATGTGGATAAAGGATTTACAGTACTCTATGCGGACGGAAGCCATGAATTGGTGAAATCGAAGTTCAAAGAGTTTGTGAAAGTTCAAATTGATCTGGATACGATTAATTCCGACGAATTACTCACTCTAAAGAAGAAATATAAAGGAAGTGAGAGCAATGTTCGTTTCGAATTTAAAGGCTCAGAAAACGTTTTAAAATCGTTGAAAAAAGAAGATTTCACTTCTCTTGGAATTGATGTAAAAACTAAGAATAAAGAAATCGAAGATGATATTATATTTTCTGAATCAGCAGAAGTCGTTGAGCACACTGGAGATTCTATCATTGAGGAATTCAAGAAGTGTTGCGAAAAAGAGAATTGGAATGTTGAGCAGGGACTTAAATATTTAAATAAAAAATTGAAATGAAAGTATCTGATGTAGTTAAGAACGTTGAGAAGAGATTCGGCAAAGAGGCTCTCGTTGGAGGCAAAATAGAAGTAGAGTTTGTTTCATCTGGCTCATTAAGTCTTGATATTGCAATGGGTGGTGGATTTGCTAAAGGAAGGATTGCAGAGCTGTTTGGATGGGAAAGTTCAGGTAAATCGACTTTAGCATTGACCCTTGCCGCAGAAGTGCAAAAGTTAGGTCAAAAAGTAGTGTACATCGATATGGAAAACGCACTTGAAGTCTATTATCCCTAAGCTTTGGGTGTAA